CCTTTAATACGCCACGCTCTTTGCGACTGTTTAGTTTCTCCATATTAATCTCAGCAATCTTTTGTAAGTTACTCCCTATACAGTTAGCAACAGCTGTAACGTAAAACAAGGTGTCACCTAATTCTTTTTCTGTTCCCTCAATGTCAAATGTAGCGCCATCTCTTAGGCTCTTTTTTAATTTCTCTGCTACCTCACCTGCTTCTCCAACAAGTCCTAGTATGTTTTCTAATAGTCTAGTGTATCCTTTAGTTAGTATTAAACCTTCAACCCACTGACTGTAAGCAGCTAGGTCATTCTTAGGTATACCATCTTCATTAAACTTGTCATTGTATTCTTCTATGTCTGTCTTGTAACGTATAGAATCCATGTCTTCTTGTGTAATCATTGCCGTTCCTTTACATATAAATTTTCTATGGCAACATCATCTGTGTCATAAAAAGTATCTAGTACTAAGTCCTGAACATCTGTTGCATGGGAGAACTCATCTGAAGATAATATATTATTACCCTCATCTAGCTCCATAACAAACGTTACACTAAATCGTTTCTTCATTGATGTAAGTCCACCCATCGTTGTCGCATCCTACCTAAATACCACATAGCTTTATCAATATCTTCTAACCCATTCTTGTACTCACACCTCCACATGTACTTCAGTACGTTAGCTGCATGTGGTGCTATAGCCCCAGACATCTTTTCTGTCATAGCCTCTATAGCATCTATGCACTCTATACCACCTTGGTTATAATGTACAGGCTTATTAACTGGATCATTTGTCTTTATCTCAAATTTAGGTATGTCTTCATTCATTATGCATTACCTTCTGTTTTAGTATGAATAGTTAACTTAATAACCTTACCGTCTGTACCCTCTACCTCTTCGTATATAGGTGGTGTCTTTCCAAATTCAAGCTCTATCATCTCAGTTCTTCTTTCATCTACTGTATCATAAACATATTCATCGTATTGAATAACGTCAATGAATGCACTTAGTAGAGTTACTAAATCAACTAGGTAGGATACATCATCTGCCTCTAAGTTGCTATCTTCATGCATTGCAATAGCAGTAGAGATGTCACCAGACCATCTGTTTTCTTTATCAAAAGTCACAGGTCTAATTATAAAAGCTATCTCATTTGCTTTAACAGTGTATGCCACTTAATCCTCCTTTTCTTGTTTTAGTAAGATACGGTTGGTAGCTATTACCCTACCTTTTTCTTTAAGCCACTCCTCAGGTATAATTCTATGTGACCACATAAATTCATTCTTTTCACACCACTCATAATACCTAGACTTAGCACCCTTGTATAGCTTAGCCTTTGCATTACTAAATACAAACCTAATGTCTAGCTCTGGATGTTGCTTACGTACTTGTATGTGTTTATTTCTATCTTCAGAATCAAACAACCCTTTCGTTTCAATTATAATACCATTGTCTAGCATAAAGTCAGGCGTGTAAGTGCGATAGCGTAGGTCTTTCCATTCTATCTTTATTGCTTCATACCTGACTTTATATTGAATTGGCTTGAGGAACGCAGCAACTTCTTTCTCTAAGCCGCTGCGATACCTTCCAGACTTATGCGTCCTCTTTGTCGTCATCTTCTGGTGTCTCAACAAGAGTTTCTTTCAAGCGTTTAATGACTTCAGCTGACATAATCTTAAGACCATTTATCTTGTATTCTGCTTGCCGTCTCATGTTTGCATTAAATTGAATCTCTGCAAGCATATTATTCTGCTCATCAGAAAAGTTCTCTGTGTCATATTCAACATCGTCTAGTTTTACTGTAGCCATTATAACATTCCTTGATTAGCTAGGTGTACGTATTCTACATCAGGAGCCATCTTCTTTCCCTGATATACTTTAGAAGGCAGAACCTTGAGTTCGGGCCAGCATTTCTTCTTGTGGTCACAAAAACCACACTGCTTACTGAGTTTAAAATGCCCACTAGCCTTACCTCTGTATGTCTCAGGCTCAGCAGTGAAGCAACGCTCAAATGGTTCGTCATTAGTTATGTAGTCGTGCGTATCCTGGATGTCAGACATAACCGCCTTCTTATCCAGTGAGGCAGCTGACACATACTTGAAGTGTCCGTTACCCTTGTTGACTACCCACCAGCCACCAACGTTCTTGTCAGCTGCCTCTGCGTAGCCTATAAGCTGTGGGATGTAACCAAAGCTGTCACCCTTAGATAGTGTCTCTGCATCCACAAACTTATTAGTGTAGGACCAAGGTGATGCACTCTTTACATCGTCTATTGCTCCGTCCATCACCATGTCATACTCACCACTTACTTCAGCGCCACCCTTAAGCTTGAGGGTGACCCTATCGTTATCTTTAAATTCAACCTTTGCAGCCCTGAGTAACCCTTTGAAGATAGCCTCTGTCCAATCACCCATTAACATGTTCAACATGAATGCGGTTGGCTTTTGAATATCTGTCTCAGGGTTATTCTTATCGAACCAAAGCTGACACTTAGGACGCCCAATGTTGGACATCCTAAGCCTAAACTTGTCTCGTGGACCACTGTTGAACTGCTTCTCTAAGGCTGCTGCGACATCATCACAGATCAGCTTAATGTTTTCCTTAGTCATAGAAGATTTACCATCTATAGCTTTTCTAAGGTAAGAGTGCACTGACAGTTCAGCAGGATGATTCATTACTGAAAGTCCTGCACATCAACGATGCTACCCACAATGGATGCATCTTCTCGTGAGATGGTAGCTACGTTGTTCTCATCCCACTTACTTAGAACCCAAACATTAGTACGCTCTACGTAAGCCATGAAGTCACGCAACAGTATGTCATCTCCTTCAGAGAAGCCTACCATGTCACCTAGAGAAGCTGTGACCTGAGCAAACTTATTACCGTTAGGCATAGCGTGTTCAGTGGCTGCTAAGTTAATGACATTCTCAATAGGTGTAACAGCCTTGCTAACCAAGGTACTTGTCACTGAGTTAATAGCCTTCAACGATGAAGGGTTCTTAACGTCAAATACAAATGGTACTTCACCTGCAAACTCTACTGAGTCACCGTCTTCATTAGTAGGGTTGTCTAAGCTGACTAATCCCATAAACACCTTAGTACGCTTAACGCTACGCATTACCTGCTTAGTTGCCTCAGGTAGTGCATCAAAGTCTTGTACAAAACCTGTAGGACGCCCAAGGTTAAAGCCACCTAGTGTGTCTTTCATGTCACCATTTAAGTTACCAGCCAATACAGTCTTCTGTGTATTGTTTACTTCGCTGTCCCATTTAGTCCACTGGCTGCGCTCAGCAAACAGACGCATACTCAGCTTCTCTGAGTAAACCTCTTCATCACCTTTACGTACCCTAAACATTGGTGTGCTTTTAATCTTACCAGCTTCAACACCCTGCTTAACTAAGGCATTGATACGCCACAGTTCTGACTGTTGTTTTTGTTGTGGTGCAGAGAAACCCATAGCGTCTGCTACGTTCATTCCGTCTACTGATAGTGCTACTGCTGTGCTCATTGTATATCCTTTCGAGCTTATTGAGGAGAGTAAGTTATACTATATTACGTCCTTTGTGTCAAGCCAATTTGGTCCTATCTTTGCCTCTAATAGTAGAGGTACATTCATCTTTATGTCATACGCTTCTTCTATAAGTTTGTCAAGGTCTTCATTTAAACTTTGTATAATTGATAGCACATACTCCTTCTCTTTTGGGTGAATATCTATAACCATTGAGTCGTGAACTGTATTTACAATGCATGACTGTAGTTTATTTAGCCTAGCCTCTAACTCTATCAACACTAGAGGCACGACATCTCCTGTGGCAAACCCTTGCACTGGGTAGTTCTTTATCATAGTAAAGTGCGTGGGCATACCGTTATCTCTTCGTACAACATCAGGGAAAGCATACTGCCTACCTGACACGTTAGTTATCTTGTTTAGCCTGATAGCTTCATTGCCTAGCTTCTTGTGCCATGCTGCAATTCCAGGATACTTATCATTGAAGTGCTCATAGTAAGATGCTTCAGCCTTACTTCTGCCATATCCTGTAGCCCCAAACAAAGGAGCAAACGTGTGAGCCTTTCCTTCCTGACGGGTTGTAGGCTGTCCTGCATCACTGATAACCTTAGCTGTGTAGCTGTGTACGTCAAAACCTGAT